AACAACATTACCAGAAACTGTTCCATCATCTGATTTAATTGTTTTAGTTACATCAAATGTTCCTATATAATCAAACAACCTAATAAATCCAGTAGATTGAATAAAGTTATCAACATATGCAGAAAATGTTGTTACTGTATTAGATGTACCTTGATATACTTTAGTATTTGATACAAACAATTGTCCAGAAGTAACATTCTGTAAAGTTAAATCCATATTTCTTAATGATATCATAGGAGCTTCAACATAATCATAACCATAACTAACTACACGAATCGAAGTTATAGCACCAATTCTTGATGTTGTTAATGCATATTGTTCACCATCACCTAGAACTTCACTAACATAAACATTAGCACCAGTACCTGAAACTGTGTTTATTGTGATTGTTGGTAATGCATCTCTAGTATAACCTTCACCACCTAATACATATGCATTAGATGAATGATTGTTAATTGTTACTGTTTTAATACCACTGTTGCCAGCATGTATAGCACTAACATATGCATTGGCACCATAACCAGAACCACCAGTAAATGTTAATGTTTGACCAACGGCATAATTACTACCACCATTTGCAGTAACAATTCTACCTAATGATCCTATCTTATATAAATCATTTCTTACAATTTTATATACAGAAACACCAGAAACATCATTTGCAAAATTATTAGCAAAAATTAATGTATGTGTAGTAACACCAACAATTTCATAAATGTCTTCCATCTTATTTACAATATATAATCTTACATAGTTACCAACTTCAAATGATGCAGTTAAATCTTGCGTTAAATCTGTTAATATATTTGTATCTTTTACAATATTACAAGATGTTATAACAAGAACGTCATCATTAATTTCATTGTAAAAACTATAAGTATCTAAAGTTGGTTTTGCTCTGTATCCGCCACCACCTTGATCTAATGTAACAAATGATAATGGATATACATTAAATGATTGATATGTGCCAATATTAGAAATTGTAATAGCATTAGCAACATTGATGTTTGCATATAGTCCATTTAAAGTTTCAATGGACATATTTCTTAAATTTACTTTACGAACGACTGAAGTATCTACTAAATTTATAGATGCTTTTGCTTCTGCCCCATATGGCGCATTTTCAAATCCACCTTTAAAATCTAAAGTTGAAACTGATGCATCATAAGATGAACTTATTTCACTTGTCTTTCTAAATCCAAAACCTGGATTAGTCAATATAACTTCAGTAACAGAACCCTTTGTTGTATTACCAACGTATGCTAAAGCACCCACTGGATTATTTGCAGTTGGATTTAAACCACCTACAATAGTAACTGGATCACCATTATATGGTATTAATGGATCATATCCATTATAATACAAACCACGATTTAATGGATCAATTTTAATCTCTGATAACGCACCAATTAGACGACCTGATACAGTTACATCAACAACACCATTATTGTATGTTGCATCTACAGTTTCACCAGTCTCAAATAATCTTTCGACATTTGAAACATAAATTTCAATATATGAAATGCCTAATTGCCGATCAATAGATTCAATGACTTTTTCTACTACGGCAGTTGCTTTAGATATTCTACCTGTTATTTTTGTTTTTTCAATATTAAAGATATTGTTATCATCTGTATCAATTCTAAGTGCTAAAGGCAATACCCATTTACCATCAGATGCCTTTAATATGTCATCTTTTGGATAGTAAATGTCTATATTTTCATTATATAATGCACGAAATAAAAACTTTACTGAATCTTGTGTACCATTAGATTTATAAAATGTGGTAATTAATTTTAAAAATAATCTTTTATCTGCCAGTATATTCTCTGGAAAATAAGGCATTAAATCTCTCTTTAACAAATTTAGATAATCATTATCTGCTGTATCTAAATCTATAGAATCATTTAATGCTTTTATTTCATAACTAACTTGATTATTGGTTTCTAACCATTCATAATACTTTTGAAGAAATGTTACAAATATAGGATATTCTTCCCGAACAAATTCAGGTAATTGTCTCTCTACAATTTTAGAAGTTAAAACTTGATCCATTAGATTGCCATTGTCTTAACTACAATACTTGTTGGGTCTTGATCATCCAATACTAACATTTTATTCAAACTAGATTGTATAATATTACTTATTGGTTTAATGTGTATCATAATATCACCAAAATCATTATTGACTGCACTAGGATTAAAATTATTAATATATATTTTACCTAGTTTATAATCAATCGTTCCAGTAACACCATTATTTTTGGAACTATTAATAATAACTTTGGTACTTTGACTACTGATCTCATCAGTTTTGTAGTATGAGATTCTTATTTGTCCATATCTACCTTGAAGAATTGCAAGACCTTCTCCTAATAACCCACCGCCTCCTGTAATCTGAACTGCTGCAGTTGTATAACCAACACCTGGTGTTAATACTGTAATTGATGATATTTTACCATTAACGATAGTTGCGGATGCTGTTGCACCTGTGCCGTCACCAATAATAGTTACTATAGGTGTAGATGTATAATTAACACCAGGATTTGATACTGTTATAGATTCAACCCCACTAAAAGATGATGGAACTTCTTCAAAAAAACATTGTCTATCTATAGCATTTTCATCTGCAACAGTAAAGTCTGGCGATGAATAGAAATTTTCATTTGTTGTTCCACGAGTCAATTCAAATCCAAAATCCAAAATATAATTATCTGAATTAATTAAATCTGGTCTAAATTTCTTTGCAACAAATAAAGTTGCTTCATTAGAAACAATTGATCTATCCCAAGCATCAATTCTTGTTTCCATACCAGAAAAATTAAAATAACTATTAAATTTATTCAAATTAGTAGAACAATAATTACTGATTATACTTTTAACATCCGTTGTTAATTGTGATTGACTTGAAGATAATTTTGCTTTATCATAATAAACTTTTGAAGATACTTTAAGATAATTATAATCTACATCTACAATTTCTGGTGTAACAGTCAACATACTAATTGGTTTCAAAATATTATTCTTTACATAATCTTTTTCTGTTTGTGATACTTCAAAACCTAATTTTGGTTTTGCAGATACAAATACTTTACCATAAATTGGTGGGTTGTTTTCTTCTCCACCCCAAACATTAACTGCTTCAAACTGTGGATATTTTTGTTGTATTAATCTGATATAATCATTTTTTGTTACTGCACGATTTTGTGCCAATAAACTTAATGGTGCTCCAAATTTAATTGAATCTGTAGTTTCTCTATCAGAACCACCAGCTGATCTTACTAAAGGATCAACAATAATAGTTGAATATCCTGAAATAGAACCACTTGCTATAAAATTGTTTGCGTAATTTGCGGCTGAACCATTTGTTATTAAATACTCTGTAGTAATAATACCTGCATCAGGTATTGATTTACTCAATACATTATCACCAAAGTAAATGTCATATTTACCATCAGTACCTTCTTGAAGAAAATAAACTTCAGAATTAGCAGTAATATTTAAGTCATTTTCTGACCTATCATAAACAATAGTTGTAGTATTTGAAACTGATTGTCTAACACTAACTATCAATGTATCTGTGTCAATATTAGAATCGTTCAAAGTAAATAATTGTTTTGGATTTGTTGAATAACTATTTACAAATGAATATGAAGTATATTGACCTTCATAGATTGGTATATCAGTAAAAGTATAATTGTATCCAACTTTATCTACTGTATATGAATTTAACGTAACAAATTTGAATGATAACCCATTAATCTGTTCTGAGAAAAATGAATATCCTTTAGGTATTGTTAAAGACCCTGCAGTTGTATTTGGTGTAACTACTGTTATATTAACAATTGCTCTAGCAGAAGCTGATGATCTTGGTACATAATTAAGTTTTTTGGCATGAGAAACGACTGATGTTCTAAGTAATGCAGTATCTAAAAATGATTCATTGGCAATCATATTGAGATAATAGGCATTATAATGTGTATTGTATGCTAATACATCCAAAAGAATATTAAGACCAGAACCTTCAAAATCATAATCTTGAAATTGTGATTGTTGTTTTAAGAAAGTTTTTAGATTTGATTTAATCTGGTCAAAATCTAATTCGGTAACTTTTAATCTATCAGCCATTTTATCGTTCTCTTGCTAAGAAAAATTCTATATTAATTGGATTTGTTTTATTGCCGATTATAAAATTCATAGTAACTGAAAATCTATTATTATCATAATCTGGACTAACTTTTAATTGATTAAGTGTTACTCTAGGCTCAAAATTTATTATTGTTTGTTGTATTTCTTTTTCTAAAATGTTTGCACTAATTGAATCCATATTGTCAAATAACAATCTGCGAACATTACTTCCAATTTCTGGATGAAATGGTTTTTCATAATGATTCATCAAAAGTAAATTTTTCAAACTAGTAATTACTGCTCGCTCATCATATAAAGTATTGATATCTTTTTTTACTGGATGAATTGCAAAATTCAAATCCAAATCACTGTATCGTGATATACCTATATTTGTAATTGAGGTTGCCATGTGTTATTTATCTGTCTTTCTAATCACTTACCAATTTTTCTTTATATAAATCTGTGCCTACCATAGTATTAATTAAATATGTTTGTGTATTTCCAACATGAGATAATCTAGTCAATGTAGAATAATCACTTAGTATATTACAAGATTCTGCATAATAATCACAATCATGTGTTCTTCTAGTCCATAATAAATTGTTTGCCGTAAGTGCATGACTATACAATGCATCTACACCCACAGATGATAAATTAGAAGATACAGTGGTAACAAAAGTATCTGGATCACTTGTAATACTTAATGAATTTTGTAATGTAATAACATCTGCAGCAATAATTGCAGTATTTAATGATATCTCAGTATTAACGTATAGACTAGTCATACATGCTAATACAGGTAATGCATTTGCAACATTATCAGTTTTATTTGTTATAACTAATATTGAACGCCCAATTGCCATTACTTTATTATAATCTGGTGTTTGTGGATTACCTGTAGATATAGTTAATCCAGAAATATTTGATGTATGTTTCTTAAAATATACAATTGTAGAATTAGCAAAAGTAGTATATAAAGTGTTTGCACTTTGAGCAACTGCAGAATTATTATCCCATACGGTAACTGTATTAATTACAGACTTCATTGAATCTACTTGAGTTTTTAAGAGTGCAATAACATTTGCAGTTGGGTCTTTATAATAATCTGAGATTACTATATTACCATTTGCAAGTGCTTGTTTTTGCCAATTCTTCAAATCGGAAGGAGCATTGTTTAATGTAGCTTTTGAATTTGCAGATAAATTAATAGCATCTCCAAATTTTGTAGTATCAAAATCATAATGTAATCTTCCAAGAACTGTATTCGCTGCCATAATATTTTCCTTTAGATAAGTGTGCCAAACATTGGAAAAACAGGAATGGTAGTTGGACCAAATGGTGCGATATGAAAATGTAAATTATGTTCAAAACGAATACCTTCCATTGATCCAAATGCATCTGTAGTATATAGACCCAACATTAATGGCGCAGTAACTAATATTGTAGATGATATAAATCCATCAGTAAAAATTCCTAATCCATTAACTACAATCATAGGTGTAAATGGTGTAGATGCAGGTAAACCTATAAACAACCCACCCAATTCAGTCAAAAATCCATATGGTCCTGCTACTACTTGTGTACCTGCAGTAACTTTATAATCTGCAACAACATCTACTCCCGTAACAACACCATCAACACTCAAATCGCAAAACATATGAACTCTATCATGTGAATTGAAATAGATTACACCCGTACCCAATACACCGCCAGATGTAACTGTATAATCTTCACCAGAACTAATTCTAGTTTCTTTACCAACAACTCTAGTATAATTACCAGCAACTTGTAAAGTATAATCTCCTTCTACTCGTTCTACTAAATTTCCTTTTATATTTAATTGAACATTACCTTCTATTTCAACAGTGCATTTACCAGTTATCTTTACATTATTATCACCAAGAACAATTAGATAGTTATTGTTTTGTATTTTATTTACTTGTTTACCATCTGGATGTATTTCTAAAAATGTTTTACTTTTGTGTTCTAATCGTATTCTTTCTTTTGCAGGCGTATCATCAAAATGCATAGCTGAACCACTACCAAATTCAAATACTTGATTACGACCATAAATTGGTTCACCTGTAGGACCATACTTAGCATCTTCATTAAACACTGATGCAGGTTCAAACCATGCATGAGCAGCTGCGGGTGGGTCTGCAGGTTCTTTTCCATCATTTGGATTTTCAGGTACAACATTCTCTGGTGCAATTGTTTGAACAGTAGATGCTGACGTAGAAGTTACACCAGTTAAACTATCAGTAATTATTACTCCTACTTTATCACCAGTTACTGTAGTTGTGGTTGTAGTAGTACCTTCAGTGTTTACAACTTTCGTTACCGCACTATTTATTTTTGAAGATATGTATTGATTTATACCATCATTTATTGCCATAGTTTATATTCTCTCATATAATTGATACTACTTGTGCAGTAGGTTGTTTGGGTGCTTCTCGTGGTGTATAACTATCTATTTGACTTTGAGTTGGTGCACTTGCTAATACAGTTGCTAAATTTTGATTTGCAGCATCTACTGCTGCTAATGCTTGAGTTGGATTCAAAGATATATTTGTATTCAATGTTGCATTTAGAACTTGTCCTGGTATTTGTGCTAATGCTAATGTATTTTTGAATACTGATTTTGCTTCATTAAATGTTGATTTCATTTCAGTAGTTAATGTTTTGAATTCTGGTCCTAAAATACCATCACCAGAACTTCCAAGTAAATCATTACCTAAAGATAAAATTGATTGAAAAAAAGCAAATGCACATTCTTTCGCCATCTGTAGTAACATAGCAGGTAATGACATAATCCAATTAATTACTGCACGAACAATAATAATATAATAAATTAATGCATCTGCTACTGCCTTAACAAATTTTAGAAATTTATTAACTTCTTGTAATATCTCTTTAATCTTTTTAACTTTTTCTATTATTGAGGTTGTTACACCAGTAGGTAAAATACCACGACCAGCAAAATATGCTTTTAATGCGGTACGTGCGGCTCTAACAGAAACATTATCTTGTAAATATTTCCATGCTGCGGTTCTCCTTACATCAGCACTAATATCACAAGTATGTGCTAAATCTTTATTCGTTAATGATGTTAATGTATTTTTAGTAGTAATTGCAGCATTTGGAACATTTGAAGGCATACCATAACTGCCAGAAAGAATAACTCCAGCGGGTGGTATAGGAGGAAATAAAGCAGAAGGTCTATACATTTTTTTACCTATACAGTAGTTGTAATACCAGGAATAACACCTAATATAATTGGTTGAAGTGCTTGAGCACCATCTATATAAAATCCAATAACCCAATCATTAGGTCTTGCATCTATTGTTTTTCGTGTCATATTAGCAGAAAGTATACAAGGTGCCCAAGGTAAACTTTCTGTTGGTGTTGCATTTGTATCTATAGTATCTTTACCCCAAACACGAACTTGAACTCTACCTGCTTTTTCTGGATCATCAATGCTTTCAATAGCACCAATGAACCAATACATACTAGAATTTACACCAGGAAAACTAAAATCTGACATTATTGATTATACTCCCACGGGTCTATAAAGTTGTTTCTTATTAGTTGAATCTGTAGATATTTCAATTATTGTTTCATGTTTTTGATATGTAATAACATTTCTACATGCTAACACTATATATTTACCGCTAACAGATTCATCTTTACTATCTGCTTCCATATTCTGTGCCCTACTGGATACCAACAAATCAACTACTGTACCACATGCTAAATTAAAGTTACCAGGCATTACTAATTTAATTCTCTTTGATGTATACTTACGCATCAAAGCTGGTCTTTCAGTAAAATATTTCGTTGTATCATCTATAGTATTAGTAGAAGTTGGATTATGTTCTTTTGTCCAAGGATTTCTAGACCCTATAACAGTAGGTCCATAGTAAACTCTGGTACATAAACTTGGATCTACTGCTTCTGGTATTGGTGCCAAATCTGGTGTTTTATTTAATTGTGTTGATTTATTATTAAATGATATGGGTCCAGTTTGTTTAGTCAATACTTGTCTATTAAATATATCAACAAATACACCAGTTGAACCATATACACCACTATCAATATTTTTCTGAACATCAAATTGTGAAACTATTTCCATATATCTAGCACCAGTATATGAATTATCTCTTGTTTCATTTTCAAACATTTTTGGTTCATAATTAATAGTTGCTACAGGTAATTGTTTGGCAATATTAGATAATGATATAAAATTAAAACCATTGCGATTTTCAAAAAATACAAATGTTGGAGATTGATCATCCGTTGTTATTGCTTTTTTCGTGATATCTATAATACAATCAAATGGTGTTCTACTATTGCTTGGATATTTTATTAAACCAGCAGTTGGTTCAATTTTATATCCATATTGTATTGATAAATCATTAGTTAAAATTTCATTAACAATATCTGAAAATGTTCTTTGGTCATAAACTTTTTTAATTTTTTTTGTTTTTGAAGTGTAGTATTCTTCAGAAACAAAATATAAAGCATATTGTTCTGAAGTTGAATTTAATGGTATTGTTTTACCTTTTTTATATATCTTAAACGTCTTAGTAAATGATGCAGCTACATTCTCATTTTTACTAATACTAATCTTAAGTAAATCTGATCCATCAAAATTGAATTTAGAAGTTAAATCTATAGCATCAGTAATTAATATTATACCCGTCATACATGGGCAAAAGATATTATCAAATATGTTTAACTCTTCAAACTTATCAGAGATATCAAAGTTACCAACTTTTGTTACTATAGTTAGCTCTTTAATAAAATGACTAAGATTATTACTTAATGTTTCAGCCATTCAACAATACTCTCTCTAATTCATCTTTTATTGCATTTTTATATTCTGCTTTAATAACTCTAATGTTTCTTTTATTTTCATTCAATTGAACTTCAGTATCAAAATAAGTAAATCTTTCTTTAGTAATATCAACTTGCATTACTGTACCATTAGTCAAAGTATATTGTGTTGTTGACGGTGTTAAACTTGCATATGTATCCGCATCAATAGTTGCATATTCTTCAATAGATTCACCAGTTTTAACTAATGTTCTAGTTTCAATTTTATAATATGTTTTATAATTTGTTTGTGCCCAAGTAATACCATATAGATGATCTATAGATTCCATTAATTGAGAATATGTTAATGGCCAATCAGTATTCAAATTCATTATACCATTGATTCTCATTATTAACCAATGATATTCTGGATCATTATAAATTTTATATGAAACTATTTCAGGAGTATCACCTTCAGATATTACATAATCAAAATATGCTTGTGTGGCATCAATAGATTTTTGTAGGATAGAAAAATTTGCAGTTAAATTTATAACAGTATCTAAATCATTAGATTGATCTATTTTATATAATGTTCTTGGAAATAAATTAAAAAAGTTAGACATATTATTTTTTAGTCCTCTGACTTATACCTTTGTTTTCTCAACCAATTCATACCGGTGGCGGCACCCCCTGCAGTAGAATTAAATGATGTAACTTTACCACCAAAATAACCACCAAGTTTAGGAGCAGGAGGTACTTTTTCTTTAGGAGCATTTGAAACTTTATTTGGAACAGTGGGTGCTGATTTAGGTGGTGCCGGTATTGTCTCATTTTGAACTTTTTCACCAGAAAGAAATTGTTTAGTAATATACCTAGTTTCCTTAAATCGTAATGTCATCCTAATAGTAACTGGCATACCAGTACCACCTTTTGATGGATTTATTTGATCATCAGTTTCAAAGGTGTGAAATCCACCTGGTGCAAAATCTACAGTAACATCTTCTAGAACACAAGTAACAATACTAGGTATATTTGGATTTTTTTTACCACGATACATGAATGAAATATCAAATACTGATGGTGGTACTAAAAAGTAACCACCTGTACCATCTCTAATCTCTGGGGCTTGATGATAGATAAAGGTATCAATTATTTTCTGAACCTGCATTGCTTCTGGTTGACTTCTAGGATTAAAAACATACTCAAAATTAAAACTACGCAAACTTGGTTTTGAATATATAACTTCAACCATTGGATTTGGAACACCAAATTTACCCACAAATGCCGCATTAAATGTATTGCTACCAAGTATAGGTGCATTAGGAAATTGTTTTCTTGCCGCACTAAGAAGAAAAGCACCTACGTTTGTTGCTGCTTTTTCACTACCATTATAATTATCATAAAGAGATTTGCCTACTGATGCTAATGTCAATGCATCTGTTGATAATTCTGGTGTTTCATAAATTGCATGTGATGTAAATGCCAATGTATCGGGCATATAAATTGCAATATTATCTACTAGTTGTGCAACATTATTATTAAATGATGCTGGGTCTTGATTGGTTATATCCTTAAACACATTAGCAACTGATTTGGTTGCTACATCAACAACACCATTAACACCGGCTTGAATTCCAGGTGTTGTGAATTTGTTAAGTATAGCATTTCCGATATTAGATATTCCATTTACTACATCTTGCACAGATTTATTATCAGTAATAGCTTTTACAGAATTACCTATTGCTTGTAATCCCAAAGCACCATTTACAGTACCTTCATCTATTCTAGATTGTGCTAAAGTATTTAATCCAGATTTTGTCATTCCTGGAGTGCTTGCTTGTTTAGATAGTTTTTGGACAAAAATATTAAACAACATATAATGTCCTTTATCTTCAGATCCAATATCTTGAGGATATCTATATGTCGCAACAGAAGTATCGCCATAAAAAAGGTTTCTTGACTGAGCGGGTTCTACGTAATTTACACTTGAAACTAAAAACTGTGACATTTCTATTCCTTAATTTACCACATATTTATGTGTGGTTTATTATTTTTATACTCTTATATTTCCTGTACCTGTAGATTGTGCAAAAAATAATTCAAAGGATTCTTTACTCCAAGCATCAGTAGTTGAATTGTTAGGTATTTGTTGTGGTGGTTGTTGCTGTGCTTGTTGTTGAGCACCACTAGAATTATTTCCCGGAACTGGTTGTGCAAAACCTTCTATCATCTGTCCCATTAATTCAAAAACTTGATCCAACATACCACCACTACTTTCGTTACCAGTGAGTGATCTTGCGGATGGTACTGCAGCTAGAGAACCACCTCCACCAGATGAGCCAGTAGCAGGTGCAGCAGAAGCAGATAGAGTTGCTACACCGCCAGATTTATTAATAAAACTAGCAATATTGTTTTGATATTTTCCACCACCATCGGGTGCCCATCTTTTTAGTCCCTGTGCAATTGTTAAATTTCTATAACCAGCACTCTCCCAATTGGCACGCATAGCACCATAACCGGCTTCTAATGTTGCAAATTTAGAGAAACTATGTGTTTTACTTCCAGCACCCTTTGTAGCTCCTAATCCTGCAGTATATGTGTTATAAATTAGATTGCCTGGATTATTATTTTGATATGAAAGTGAGCCATTAGGATATCTTGAATTAGTACCAGGTGGAAAGAATCCTTCTGCTTTTGCTTGTGATTCTAGGAAAATTTGTTTTTCTTTTTCCGATAAATCTACAAATTTCTTATTCATCATATCTTTCGGATCAACAGAAATTGGTGTTGAATCTCCAGCAGGAGTTGGTGTAGTAGACGCAGCAGGAGAAGAAGTTGGTGTTGGTGATGTGGATGCAGCACTAGGTGATGTTTGTGTT